TAATTACTCTTTACACCAAAGATCGTAAAAGTTATACACTTGCATATATCAAACGCTTGCTATATAATAATGACAGGTCGAATAACAGGAAAATATAATTAAAGAAAACCTATGGAAATAAAAATACTTACAAAAAAGATTAAAGCAACAAACCGGCATTGGAAAAACTTCATTGATAAAGATTATCTAGGAAGTCACAATCTAGAGAAAGGAGAAGAAATGCTCATAACAATAGACAATTTTGTCGGAGAAGAAGAAATCAATACAAAAGACGGAAAGAAAGTGAAACAGGTTTTGTATTTCAAAGAGAACATTCCAAAAATGATATTAAATATCACAAACGGGAATATGCTAACAAGACTCTATGGATCACATCCCGATGGTTGGAATGGAAAGCAAATACAAGTGTATTCAACAGAAGTCAAAGCATTCGGAGAGACAACAGATGCACTTCGTATCCGAGACTTTGTACCAAAAATAGAAGTTGATATAATGGGAAGTATTGCACAACTGCAAACTGCGAAAACTCTAACTGAATTAAAAAACATTTGGACAAAGTTCCCAGTATCAGCCAGAAACAATACCGTACTTATTAAAAGCAAAGATGAAATAAAATCGACATTATCATGAAAATACTCAACGTAGAACAAGGCACAGACGAATGGCACGAAGCAAGACGATGTAAAGTAACTGGAACTAAACTGCAATCAGTCATGGGAACAGCATCATCACGAAGAAGCCTAATAGCTGAGCTAATCGCAGAAAAAGAAACGGAGCAGTCAAAGATAATGACTCCGACTGCTCAAATGGAACGAGGAAATGCAGAAGAAGAATTCGCTATCAAAAAGTTTGAAAGCATAACCGGAAAGAAAGTAGACCGGATAGGAATGTGTGTCCACGAAAATCTGAACTGGGTAGCACTATCTCCAGACGGATTGATTAAAGATAAGAACGGTAAATATACCGAAGCGGTAGAGGTAAAATGCCCAGATTCAAAGAAAGCAATCCTCTACAGGATAGAAAACATAATACCTGCCGAAGAAACTGGATTGATGGGAGCAAGAGGTGGATTACTAGCAGGAGCGCCATTTCTAGGTGTACCAAGCGAATATAAATGGCAAGTGGTACATTACTTCCTAGTGAACGAGTACCTGCAAAAACTATACTTCGTAGTATATGACGAACGATTCATTCAAGACGGAGCAAAGGTCTACATAGTCGAAGTAAACCGAGATAACGAACTGCTACAAGAAGCCATAACAGAGGCGAGAATGGAACTCGATACATTCAAACTGCAATGGGAGAAGTGGGCGGAAATTATATTACCAACTGAATTTTAAAACATGAGAAAAATCAAATGGTACGACTTAGTCAAATACAGAGGAGAAAACTTCCGAGTGACTCAATTTGATCTAGACGGAATGGTAAAACTTGTGAGTATCGATACTTACATGGAGGACTCGATACTCGGACACATCCAAAAAGTTCAATGGGTATCTAAAAGAGAATTAGAATTAACTACAAAATAAATGGACACAAAAGACATTGAGAAGTTTGATCCTACAAAAGCAGAACTGAATAAACTAGTGAAGAGTACACAAGGTTTGACAGTATCTGATCTAGAGGATAAAGAGCAACTGGAAGTAGTAAGAAAAGGTCGCATAGAATTAAAAAATATGCGAGTGAAAATCACAAAATATGGAAAGGGATTAAGAGAGGATGCAAATGCATTCCTCAAGGCAGTGCTATCTAAAGAAAAAGAATTGATTGAAATAATTGAACCAGAAGAAACTCGACTAAAAGCGATTGAAGAAGAGGCATCTATGCTTGCAATAAAAAAGGAAAGATTGGAAAAACTGCCAGTAAGAAAAGAAAGACTGGAATCAATCGGAGATAAAATACAAGCAACCGATAATGAACTGCTATCAATGGACTCTAATGAATTTGAAGCATACGTAAATACTAGAACTGCTAAAAAACTCGATACTGATAGAGAAGAGCTTGAAAGAATAGCGAGAGAACAAGAAGAAAAGTCTAAGGTAGAGAGTGATAAAAAAGAGGAGGAAATGAAAGCCAGAGAAGATGAGTTGAAAATAAAAGAGAAAGCTAATCTAGAAAAAGAAAGACAAATCGAAGCCGAGAAGAAACTCTTAGAAGAGAATAGATTAAAAGCTGAAGAAGAAAAGGATAAACTAGAAAAGCAACAAATATACAGAGATTGGAGAAATCAATTCAAATATACTCCAGAGAATAAAGAAGAATTCAAAGAAGAAAAAGTCGGAGATACAATTGTATTATGGAAAAAACTAGGAACATTTAACATTAATTCAAAATAATATGTACATCAACAAAGCAATGATTTACGGAAATCTAACAAGAAATCCAGAGCAGAAAGCATTACCAAATGGTATAGCTGTTACAAATATGTCAATCGCAACTAACCGGTCATGGAAAGATAAGGATGGAAACAAACAAGAATCAGTAGATTATCACGAGGTTGTGGTATTCGGAAAAATGGCCGAGAATGTGGCGCAATATCTGAAAAAGGGTAGTTCTGCATACATTGAGGGAAGATTACAAACAAGATCGTGGAAGACAGATGACGGAGAGAACCGATACAAGACTGAGGTCATCGCAGAAAGCGTTCAATTCGGGCCAAAACGAGGGGACAGTGGCGAGAACACGGGGAGTACGACAGATACTTCGACTAAGGCAGAAGTGAATGATAAAGAGATAAATCCAGAGGATATTCCTTTCTAGCACATCATAATGGATATTATATGACAACAGATGTATAATAATGACATTATAAGTTAAACTAAGTACAATATATGTCAAAACCTTTCAAAGTTAGGGATAGACGAAATAAAGGATGGTTCTATGTAGACAATGAATACATAAATGGATTAGGAAAGTATCTAGGACCTGTGGCAACTTCAATATACATATCATTATGTAGACATGCTGATACTTATCAAAAATGCTTCCCATCACAAAAACTCATTGCCGAAGAGATAGGTGTGAGTGTCAGAACAGTAATAAGGCACTTGGACAGTCTGAAAAAACACAATGTGATAGTTGTGGATAGAGAATATACTGGAAGAAAATGGGATAAAAACAAGTACACTTTATTGGATAAATCGGAGTGGATATATCCTGATAAAATACCATGTGACAATTTGTCACATGGTACAGACCACGTGACAGAAACGACAGAACCACATGACAGAAACGACACAAACCACGTGACACAGAGTCACACTAAGGATACTAATAGAAGAAGACTAATAAAGAAGACTAATAGTGGCGATAAAAAATCGCCACGTGCGAAAATCATCAGGTTTGAACTAATCGACAAATAACTATCTGATTTATTGTTTAAAAAGATTGAAGAAAACAATCCAACTACGAGAAAACCGAACATCGACAAGTGGGCCGACAATATAAGAAAAATAAGAAAGATAGATGGTCGAACAGTAGATCAGATAAAATTCATAATTAACTGGAGTCAAAGGAACAACTTCTGGCAAGCGGTAATACTCTCTACAAACAACCTAAGAGAAAACTTCGACAAAATGGTCGCACAAATCAGAAGAGAAGCCGGAAAAGAGCAGATTAAAAAAGATGATCTAATAATCGCCTAATATGCAAAAACTAAAAGTAAAAATAATCGCAGGTTTTAGAAAGGATCAAGAGCATACAATCGATGCAGAAGAAGCACACATCGCCTATCGTTTATTTATGAACCCGGACAAGAGGGCAATATTTTCAAACGGGATAGCGATCAAAGGTTCAGACATCAGGTCGATTGTGCCGGATTATCACGCAACAATGGGATGGAACGCAAGCCATTTTCTAAATGATGACGACTGGAACGAAATGAATAAGCTAGGAGTTAGAAAGAAATTATTAGAGGCACTTACCGAGAGTAAAGAGTTAGCGAAACTTCCACACGAAGAAGCAATTAAATTATTGGAGGAGAAGTTAAAACTTAATCAAGGATAAAAGTATGAGATAATCGGGGAGTGAAAAGAACAGGAATAAAAAGAAAGAGCAAGACTCTTATTGCGAAACTAAAAAATATTTTATGGGAACTTTGTAAAAGCATCGTCAGACGAAGAGATGGAACCATCTGTGTCATCTGTGGAAAGGAAAACCTAGATGGATCAGGATGGCACACCGGACACTTCATTCCAAGCTTAACGTGTGGTGCATTCCTGCGCTACGATCTACGAAACCTCCACTCATCATGCTATTACTGCAATGTGAATCTAGGAGGTAACGGCGCACTATTCCTAATCAGACTCGAAGAAGAATACGGCAGACCATTTGTGGACCAGATAATCCGAGATAAAAACATCTCAATCAAAGCCAACATATTGTTCTACCAAAAGAAAATCGAAGAGTATACAGAACTAGATAAATTAGATCAAGAAGAATTACAAGAATATACTATAAATCTATGAGTAAAAAATCAGAGCCGACAACAAAATCAGAACCAATGAGAGGGAGTTGCATACTGGTTGAGAATAAGAAAAGGTTCAGAATAAACCACCCGGACCTCCTAGCCCTATTTCTAGAATTACATTGTAATCCAGGAGACAACATGACAATATGGTTCGAATCGAAAAGGCCGAAGAGATCAAAAATGCAAAACAATTATATACACTTGTATTTCTCACTAATCGGTAGATCAAGTGGACACACAATGAAGGAAATCAAGAACTGGGCTAATCAAGAATTCTTATCGAAAGGAATAACCGAAGTATTCGGGATAGACGTACGAGAAGTTAAAAGTACAGCAGATTTGACCAGAGGAGAATTGTGCGAATATTTAATGCGCATCGAAGAAGAGACTGGGATACCAACTCCGAACAGTGAACCGTTCTTAAAACCACTAACTCACAAAGAATACGATGAACTAACATTGAACCAACAGCGAGCGTATGGTATAATGAAGTCTAAGATATTTATAGATGTAAAAGGGAAAGATAAAAGTAAATTATTAGAAAATGCATAAAACAATAAAAACAAAAAAGAAAAACAAATCAGCAGTTGCGATGGGAAAGCTTGGCGGTAGAGCCAACTTTGAAAAACACGGAAGAGAAAAGATGGTCGAAAATGGAAAGAAAGGAGCAGAGGCTCGGTGGGGTAATAAAGAGTAAGATGATTAGAGTACCCTAATAGCCAAAAACCGAACTCTTTCAGTGATGCTAAAAAGTATGTAATATAAAACGACATGACAACAAAAACCATACAAAAATAAAAGTGGTATAATTATAAATTATAAGATATTAAAGTAAAAAAATGACGGAGGAAACGAAAGTAGAATATATAAAAAAATACATAGATGGATTAATTAGACCAATTCTCGCATATCCAGACAGTCTAACTATAGATTCAAAGGTAGATGAGATGGGAGTTTTATATACAATAAAAGCAAAGAAAGAAGATTTTGGAAGAATGATAGGTAAAGAGGGAGAAACAATAGGAGCTGTCCGTAAATTATCAAGAGCGGTTGGAATGACAAAAGGAATTAGAGCATCAATAATGATCCCAGAGATCGAATAAGATATTAAAATTAATTAAGATAAAAAATATGAATTCAGATGATAATAAGAGAATTATTTTAGAGGGAGCAGAAGCGAGAGTGGCAATAAGGAATGCAATAGCAAAAGTAGGAAACATTGTATCTGCAACATTAGGACCAGCAGGTAGAAATGTGATATTAGATAGAGCAAGACGAGATAGATCACCACTTATTACAAACGATGGTGTATCAATTGCAGAAGAAATAAGAATGGATAATGAGTGTGAAGATTTAGTAGTACAGACAGTAATCGAAACAGCAAAACGAACAAACGATGAAGCAGGAGATGGAACAACGACATCAATCACAATAGCAAGACAGCTCATAGAGGATTGCTTGGAAAAAATAGGAGATGATGATCTAACCGGAATACCCGGAAGTGAAAACCCTATGCAGATTGCACGTCAGATAGAAAAAGAGAAAAACATTGTAATAGAAGAATTGAAAGCAATGGCAACACCTGTAGAAACACTGGAAAAACTAAAAGATGTAACATTCTCTTCACTAGAGGATAGAGAGGTCGGAGATATCGTAGCAGAAGCAGTATTTGAAGTAGGAAAAGAAGGATTCACTACACTTGAAACAGGATATGATGGTAAAGTGGAAAGAGAAACTGTGAAAGGTATGAAAGTCTATGCAAAATACGTAGCACCTTTCATGGTAACAAATAATAAAAAACAAGCAGTATACACAAAAGCACCAATACTCGTATCAAACTTAACATTCTCTTCACTAGCTACACTTCAACCATTAATTAATGATATGCAAAAACAAGCTCCTGGAGAGCATAATGCGTTTGTTATAATTGGTACTAAATTCGAAGCCCCTGCAATTCAAGCAGCGTGGAATATCTTTGAAAAGACAAGAGATAAAGTACCTTTCAGAATACTACTCGTAAAAGCTCCTTCACTAACAGATGAAGAAATGGAGGATGTTGCATCATTCCTAGACGCTCGGTTTATTAACTCGGACACTAAAATAGGAATGAAAGCAGAAAGTATCAAATACAAAGATATGGGACACGCAGACAAGATTATAGTGGGAGATGACGAAACTGTAATCATTGGAGGTAGAGGATTGGAAACTAGAGTAACGGAAGATGCGATGGGGACAAGAGTGGATGAGAGGATTGAAAAGATAAAAGCAGACTTGAAATTAGAAAAAGATGATATCTTTATAAAGAAGATGGAAAGAAGACTCGGGATATTATCAGGAGGTATTTCAGTGATAAAAGTAGGTGCTAAAACAGACACAGAGAGATCATACTTAAGACTAAAAGTGGAGGATGCAATTAATGCAGCGAAAGCAGCACTACAAGAGGGAGTAGTGAAAGGTGGAGGATTGACATTAAAGGAAATTGCAGATAATCACGAAGACTTTTTAATTGCAGGTGCATTGTATGCTCCATACCAACAGATAATTAAGAATGCAGGTGGGGAATTGGAAATAACTGACGATATTATAGATCCAGTTAAAGTAACACGTTCGGCATTAGAGAATGCAGTATCAATGGCAAAGATACTGATAACGACACAGACCATTATCGCAGAGAAGAAAGAAAGCATGGTTGAGCAATTAAAAGAAATTATAGGGTAATATAAAAACTATGGAAGAAAATAAAATCACAAGAAAGGTTACAAAAGAAGAAACAAATGTATTTAATTATTCTAATAAATCAGGAATCAATTTATCACTTAGAGTAAATGCAAACATAGAACAAATGGAAGAACTGATTGAAATACTTGATGTTGCAAAGATTGATATTCAAGAAGTAATTGAAAGATTGAAAAATTAAGAGAAAATAAAGATATGACAGTAACAAAAAAACAACTCAAAAATCTCAAGCCAATGAAGAAAGGAGAAAAGGGAAGAAGTAATGGAAGACCAAAAGGATCGGTATCAATTACAAAACAAATGAAAGAAGTGTTGCGTGAAGTTATTTTAATGAGAGATAAGAAAGGTAAGGAATTAAAAATGACACAAGCACAGATGTTGGCGAAAAGCATAGCCAGGCGTGCAATAAACGGGAATGACAACATGAGCAAATTGATATGGAATTACATGGATGGAATGCCAAAACAAGAACTCGGAATAGATGCAGATGTAAATATAAACCCATACACAAATGAACAACTCGCAGATATCGCAAAAAGAATCATTGGAAATGGTGGTAAGAGCGTCAAGAAAAAGTCTAGTAAACTTTCAGATAGCGACAAACGATAAATATCAAGCTAACTGGCATCATGAACTTATTGCCAAAGAACTCGAACATGTGGAAGCATTTGGAGATAGGGATTATAAGATATTATTACTATCTGTACCTCCAAGGCATGGAAAAAGCCAACAAGCCACAATAGACTTCCCTGCATGGTATCTAGGAAGAAATCCAGACAAGGAAGTTATAACAGCATCATATTCAGCAGAACTAGCCCTAGACTTCGGTACTAAAACACGTACAAAGATTGAAAGCGAGCAATATCAATATATATTCCCAGGCACACAACTAAAGGCAGATGAACGAGCCAAAGCCAAATGGAGAACTAATGACGAAGGAAGTTATACATCAGTTGGAGTAGGTGGATCGATAACAGGTCGTGGAGCGGATTTATTTATAATTGATGATCCAATCAAAAACCGAGAAGAAGCCGATTCGGAAGTTTATCGTAATAAGATATGGAACTGGTTCACATCAACAGCTTTCACACGTCTTGAACCCGGAGGGGTCGTAGTATTGATTTTAACTAGATGGCACGATGATGATTTAGCCGGAAGAATATTGAATAATCCAGAACTATCGAAAAGACTAAAAATAATGAACTTCCCTGCAATAGCTGAGATTGATGATGCATATAGACATGCAGGAAAGGCACTATGGCCACAAAAATACACTAAGGAAGCATTAGATGAGATAAAGACGACAATTGGACCATATGACTGGTCTTCGCTCTACCAACAGACACCTGTGCTATCAGAAAATCAAGAGTTTAAAAATGGATGGTTCAGGCAAATAGGACAAGTTGAGGTCGAGAGAATGAACACAAGGAAATTCTTGACGATAGATACTGCAATGAGCAAGAAAGCACAAGCAGACTTCACAGGATTTTGTGATAATTCAATCAATACTGAGAAATTCTGGCACTTAAAGGCTTGGCAGATGAAAATAGGACCGGAGGAATTAGTGGATGCAATATTTAATTTACATAGAGAGCGTAGATATGAGAAGATAGGAATAGAAAAGACTGCGTACTTGGATGGATTAAAACCATATTTAGATCAAGAACAAATAAAACGAGGGACATTCCTACCAATAGTAGAATTGCGTCATAACTCAACAGCTAAAGAGATTAGGATAAGAGGATTAATACCCAGATACTCAAGCGGTTCGGTATACCATATAGATGGATTTTGTAAGGACTTAGAGAACCAGATGATAAGGTTTCCATTTGGTGCTCACGATGATGTTTTAGATGCCGTTGCTTATCAAGAACAGATTGTCGCACAAGACGAAGAACTGAATAGTAGAGTGGGACAGTACAGACCAAAGTTTTCAATGTAGGAAACTATTGTGTATAATTAAAATATGATGGATAATAATCTAAATGATGAATTCAGAGAAATAGAATCACGAAATCCACGTGAGATTGATTTCAATAAAAATGATGTAATCGAATTACCAATCCCCGATAGACCTATAAAGACAAGATACCCCACAGAAAAGAAAGCAATACAATATAAACCTCAATTTTAAATATGTTAGCTCACTACCTAGAAAAATCTAACTCTAAAGACAGGAGTAATTATACACCTCCAAAGGCAGTTAGAGAGATGACTATGTCAAATCAAAAAGACGCACAACACACTTATGATTTACAACGAAAGTCATTCAAAGAATTTAATGATATGAATATACTTGATAGACAGGATGTAATGCAAAAGACTTTCAATACTTATGAAGAACCAGCACCAACAGATCAAGATGTGAGTTGGAAATGGAGAGGAGTAAAACCAACATCGAGAAATAAAGCAATATCAATGTCAGCACATTTGATTGCCTCGATGTTATATCCGAATGCAACAGCACAGAATGATAAGAATGAGGAAGATAAAGAATCAGCAGAAGTGATGAGAGAAATGATTAAATGGAATATAGATAACTCAGACTATGAAATGAGTATGCTTTATGGTGTAGTGGCATCTTGTGTAAATCCTTGTGCTTACATCGAAGTCGAGTATGTGGAAAATATGCAGACAGTTAGAGAAGAATTAGAAAATGGGGACATCAGCATAAAAGAAGTTATAGATCAAGTTGTATCAGGAATACAGATTGAAAATATACCGATGGAAGAAGTAAGAATATCTAACTTCTATCAATTCAGTCATCAAAAACAGCCGTTTATAATTAGAAGAAAATTGATTAGTTTCGAAGATTTCAAAAGCAAGTATTCAAGTCATAAAAACTTAAAGTTTGTGAAATCAGGCGTTCAAACAGTATTCAGTACAGAAGATAATACTTTTTATGATATTAAGGAAGTGAATAAGGATCACTTAGTTGAAGAACTGATAGTAAAATCAAGGGTAAATGATTTGGAGATACCGTATGTAAATGGTATTTATTTTGGCAAAGATAATGTACAGGCAAACAGAATCAAGCACAGAAAGTGTGTATCAGATAAATTTGGAGATAAAATGGAGATACCGATGTATAATGAATCAAAATGGGGATTTGAACCAATAGATGAAAAGAAGTTTTATTACTACAAATCACTGGTGGATAAACTGTGGCCAGAACAAAAACTACTAGATAGAATGTCTCGACTATTAGTTGATGGAACAGTTATGGAAGCATTACCTGCAATTATTACAACAGGTGCTCCGCAGATTGATTCATCGATTGTCTTTCCTGCGGCGGTTACAGCATTTCCAAAAGATGCAACAGCAACTCCATTAAATACTGGAAGAAATCTAAGCTCGGTATACAACAGTATGGCAGAAATTGAAAATACTATAAATCAAAGCTCACAGGATAATATACGAGGTGGATTATCACCAGATGCAGGTAGAACAGCATATGAGATAGCAAGAGTAGAACAGAACTCTATTATTAAAGAATTCGCAATATTTGGAAGAATGATTGGGAATGCAGTAGAACAGATAGGAGAACTTATGGTTGATTTGATTATAAAACATCAAACAATCGGAGAAGCAGAACAGATATCAGATGGAGCATTTGAAGCACTTAGAATTAAAGACAGAAGTTATAACATTCCAAATCAAACAATTGGTGGAAAGAAGTATACCAAAAAGATTACATTTACAGATAGAATAATGGGAAGTGAAATGAATGATGAAGAAAAACTTGACGATAGCTACAAAAAACTAGACGATTCTAAAAAGAATGGTGTATACTTATATGAGGTGAACCCATTGTTATTTGCAAATAGAACTTATTCAATCAACATCGAGCCAGACGAGATGATGCCTAAGCTAGAATCATTTAGAGAAGAAAAGGAAATCAGAGCAAGGCAATTGATGTTGACTAGCCCTTATGCAGATATAGAGGCGATTGATAGAGATTTTCTATTCGATCCACTAACAGAGGGGGAAAGTGATAAGTATATGAAAAAAGCAAGTAACTTGGGTATAGCTCCAGACGGACAGGGGCCGTCACCTGAACAAAGTTTAATTAATAATAAAGAACAATAAAATGGCATACTTAAACAAGGACAAATTAAATAGAGCAGAAGACGTAGTGTCAGGAAAGAGGTCTTTCGGAAGTGAATCTGTAGAATCAAGAGCATTGGCACTTGGAATTGAAGCAGGTTTGAAGAAAGAAGAACTCGCAGATTTTGTATACAGTAAATTAGGAGGTGCAAAGACTGAGGAATTTGAAGAAAAGAAATCAAAAGGAAAAGAGTTGAAAACTGGTATAATTAAAGAAGAAGTATCAGGAGAAGAAGTTGAAGAAATTGGGAAGTTGAAGAAATTGGTAAGAAGAAGACATTTAAAAAATAAATAAAATGTTAAAAATAAGACAGATATTAAGAAAAAAGTTCATTGATTATTTAGTAAAAGACTTGTTTGTGGTAATAGATGAGAGGGATTTATTCTATATCAAAGACGGAATCGCATACTTCGGAGGAAAAGAGATAAGTATCGAGGATCGTGAGAGATTGAGAATAGATGCAGAACGTTTCCATAAATCATACTTGTGGAATATAATATCAAGGAGATTAAAATGGGAGGGTACAGATAAAATCGCAAACAAAAGTCAAACGATTGAGGATATTATCGGAGGTAAAATAATTTTATATATTACCAAGGTCATCGATAATACACTTGATGAAATTAAAAGATAGTTCTTTATTAGCCGATTTCTTGAATTATTAGGTCGAACTAGCAATAGTATAATTCAAGAGATAGGCTCGTAAAGAGCTAGGGAATCTCTCCCAAAGAGAATTAACTGTGGCAACCCTAGCCCTGATAGGGATAAAATACTATGGATGAAGAAACAAAAGAGGTAATCGACACCCAAACAGAAGTCGAATCAGAAGAAGAATTTGATTATGGAAATGAGCTAAAGAGATTAGAGGAGAAAAAAGAGTCAATATACTCGCCCCTTGAAAAAGCAACATACAGTGGAAAAAAAATTATCGAAGAAATCGTAAAACTTGGTGGAAATCCAGAAGAAATACTCGGATCATTTGGTAAAAAGAATGATGACGATGATGGAGGTTTTAAGCTCGAAAGTATGGAAGATTTAACCAATGTAATCGAAAAGATTGTAGATGGTAAGGTCGGAAATGCTAAGTCTGAATTTGAACAAGCAGAAGTAGACACAAGAGTATCTAAACTAGCCAAGGATGAAGAGGAACAAAAGGTAATAAAACACGTATTTAATAATGTTATTCAAAAAACTGGAGATTTAAACGAAGACATTGAGAATGCATACATAATCGCAAACAAACACAGAACGAAACAAGTGTTTGAAACTCTATTCAAAAAGAAAGAGAACGAGAAAGATGTTAGTAACAATGGTGGAGGAAGTCAAAAGAGGAATGAATCAACATCAAGTGCAAAACCTAACTCTAAAGAAGCAGAATTTGCTAAATCTAGAGGACTTGTATGGAGTGACGATGATAAATCATTTGTATCACCGGCACGAAAAGTATATCTCGATAAGCGAAAGAATTAATCAGGTTCATTTTAACGCGTACTTAGTGTCACTCACAACTTAGATGAGTCATATGCGAGGCGTAATATAAAATGGGAAAAGCAAATTTCGCAGTGATAAGTGGTCATGGACCAACATTGACATACAATGTTGACGACAGGACAAGTTCATCACAAACAACAAACCTATTACCAGGAGAACCAGTTAAAAAGAGTGGTAACTTTGTTATTGCACTAGCAACAGGAGATCCAGAAGTAGCGACAGATGAATTTGTAGGAATTGTAAGAAAAACAAGTACAGAAACTTCAACAGTAGATGGAGAAGTTGAGGTACTTTGTACTATTCCAGGATTAACAGTGATTAGAGGTAAAGCAACCACAGTTGCTAACTTAGATACTGCAGCAGAACTCTTAGGACTTATAGGAGATTGGATTTCAATCGATCTTACGGGTTCAGGTACGAATGGATCAGGAGTAGTATTTACATTCGATGAAGATGAGTCGGATGATCCAAATGTTCATGGATTTAAAATTATTCGTGGTAACACGACTAAAGGAACACTTGACTGTATAGCTCACTCAATGGCTACACAAGCAGGGACAAATATATAGTATTGAGAATTAATTAAAATTAACTTTATAAATTATTATGGGACCAAATACAGGACTATCTCCAGAAACAGTAAAAGCGTCACTGGATGAGGTGTACTACCCAGAATACGACTACAGAGAGGGTCGAGGAATCATTACAGCAGAAAACAGCACATTCTTTAAACAAAAGAGTATAACAAAAGGAGCTGTTCAAACTGAAGAATTCTTGCCAGTAGGAGAATGGGAAACACACGCAGAAGAAGAAGAAATCAGAGTAGCAACTGTGCGAACTGATAATAAGAAAGTACACACAGTACTTAATTATAAGAAAGCCCTTAAAGTACCAGTAGAATACTACGAAGATGATATGCACGAAGTTGTGGATAATGCAGTCAGATCAATGGCTCGACGTGCAAGAACTACAAAAGATAAAGTAGCAGTTGGAAAGTATTCAAATGGATTCTCAATAGAAACTACATCAGATAGTGTTGCGGTTTTCAGTAACTCACATACATTGCTATCAGGGGACACAATGGATAACCTAGAAACAGGTGCATTCAATGCGACAAACCTTGAAACACAAGTACGTTCACTACGAAGACAAAAAGCACAAGATGGAGATTTGGGAGGACATGATGCAAATGGACTACTAGTAGCACTTAATCTTTACGAAGATGCACTCGAAGTCACACGTTCAGAGCTAAAGCCTGGAACGTCAAACAATGATACAAACATCTTTATGCTTTCATCAGCGTATCCGTCATTGGAAATGGTTGGAACATCAGCGTTCTTGCACTCAGATTACAGTGCAGCAACAGATGTAGACACAGCATATTATGTAGTATCACGAAACCATTCATTAAACCGATGGGTTCGAGTATCAATGGATACGAATATTATTGACTACAAATTTGATGACAAAGACAGATACACATACAAGGGAAGATATCGAGAAATTACTTCTTGGGTATCAGCAGAGGGTGTATCAGCTTCAAATGGAACTGTTTAATTATCAACTAATCATCAACCAAAATGGAAAAAGGAACAATTAAAATATGGGTGGCAATCGCAATTGCAATCGTCATCGCATTGATTGGTATGGTTGGTGGTAATCAATCAGAACCAAGAGTCGCAGGTATGTCAAATCTAGATGGATTGACACTCGTACCGGTAGACTCGACAGACGGATTAAAGGTAGGTTCAAATGGAAGTACAAACAAAGAAATCAATTCGACAACTTGTACGTTGGTAACAACAGAGCTTCCACTAGAAGCTACTTCAACTGATGCTTTCACTTGTGCAATCACAGGTGTAAACACAGGAGATCAAGTATTTGTATCGTTACCATCTAACAGCGGTTCTGCTCTAGGAGGATTTGTCGTAGATTCAGCAACAGCAGGAACTGGTACTATTACAGTTGGAATTACCAATTTGACAGGAGCGGCGACATCGTCATTCCCATTGGCAACAACTTCGGTACAGGTTCTTTATTTCGACACATTGTAGTGGTTATTCCACCTTGCACCTTTAGGGGTGCAAGTATGGGGTAATCACATTAGAAATTAACTTTAATAAAATGAGAAATTATAAAACATTATGGGTAGTAGCATTTATCATAGGAATAGGGTTAGTTGCAGGAATTCTAACATCAACAGGAGATAGAGTATCAGGACAAACAACTGGCCCAGCTTCTCAATCTTGTATAATAACATCAACAGTAGTGAGTATTGGAGATAATATTTCGACTGAATTGGTAGCGAGTAGCTCAAGGCGAGCATGGGCAAGATTTGAAGTGCCACAGAATGCAACGAATACAATGGCACTCGGATTCAATGATAATGCAGCAGTAGCAGGTCAAGGAATATTGTTAAATAAAGCAAATGCAAATGGAGCATCAACAACACCGTCATTTGAGCTTGGATTAAACACAAGTCTTCCATACACAGGAGTAGTAGAAGCAATATCAAACATAGGTTCAACAACTGCATTAGTAACACAGTGTATATACTAAAATATTATGTTAGTTTCAGACTTCAAATTTAATCTAAAAAGATTACTTCATGGTGCATCAGAATCATCAATAGGAGATATTGAGATGTTAATGGAACGTGGAGCAAATACAATGCTTTCAAAAATAGATCCCATTAGTACGATGAGAGTAAATGCATTGAATAGCACTATTCACGATGATGTGTACAACTACGCTTTACCATCAGACACGAAACAACCTATAGATTTATACCCACAAGATACTAGAAATAGTGGGGATAAAGCAGGAAGAAGATTTGCACAGTCATTTGATTTACAAAAAGCAATAGCAGAGAAAGAAATATCAATTGAATCAAGCGAGGGAACTAGATATATGAGGGTCAACTGGAGGTCAAGACAAGGAAAGATATTACATTCAATGAATGATGTTGATGATAATGGAACTTGGATAGCGGTGGCAGATGCCACAGGAATACAAGAAAATACAATATACAAAGTATCAGGAAATGCATCGATTGAATTTGATTTAGTTACGAATGGAGATGGTATACAAAACACAACAATGTCGGCAGTAGATATGAAGCTAGAGGATGAGGTAGCTGACATCTTCATACCAATATATCTACCAGCAGTACCAACTAGCATTACAGCAATATGGGGGAATGATGTCACAACAAATTATTGGACATCATTGGCACAGACTACTCAAGCAGACGGGACATCATTTAGAATAGGATGGAATACAATCAAAATACCATGGTCAACAGCCACTGAAACAGGAACAGTAGATCCAACACTCATAGATTCATTTAAAATCACAATAGCAGGAGATGCAATGAATAATATTAGAGTAGATAATATTATATTTTCAATTGGAAGACCATTTGATTTTAAATACTACTCAAAATATTTAATAAAAAACTCGGCAGGAACATGGATATCAAGGTCTGCGTTAGATTCGGACACAATAGTATTAGACAATGATGAAATACAGATTTATTTATTGGAATGTTTGAACGCAGCATCACAGCAATTACAAGAGGGTGGGATGGCAAATGATTATACGTGGGCCAAGAATGAACTAGCAGAATTATATGACAAATATAAAGAGAGATTTCCGAGCCAAGTAAAAAAACACAGAAGCACATATTATAAACTTTGGTAAAAATAAAAAAATGTCAGCAGGCTTCGATATAAAAATAATAGATAAATTCACAGGGTACAACAGTGCTAGTGATAAATCGAAGCTACCACTTGGAACACTAATAAGAGGTTCAAAAAATGTCTATAAAACAATTAGAGGAACTATTGCGACAAGAGATGGATTAAAACGGAGAGGGACAGCCGATAGTACAAATGCAGGAGTAAAGTCATCAACTGAATGGGAAACAAACGTAGGAACGATACGACCACTAAAGGTGTGTGATAATAAACTTCAAGTTGAATCTGATATATTATTATCAGGGACATATGTTTGGTACGATTTGTTATTAACCAGCACACTAATATCACCGGCGACAGTATACACAAGATTCGTATTCGATACTTGGTGGGATGATACTGAAAAAACAGATAGATTATTGATGGCTAGGGGAGATGACAAAATAATATCTTGGTCAGGTGGGATAGCTATCGTAGAATCATCAACAGCAACAACAATAACACTTCAAGGAGATACAACTTGGGCAACACTTGGATTTGCAACAAACTTATCGGCAGAAAAGAAAATAGTGATTGAGGGTGTGGAATTTACATACACAGGGGGAGAGGATACAGATACTCTAACAGGAGTAACAGGGGACTCATCATCAATCACAGTTGGGGTAGTGGCCATTCAATCGCTTATAGCAGAAAGTAGCGTACCTGCAACAGATTATAAGGCAGACTATATCAAAGTTATAAATAATCAAGTATGGGCAGGTTCTTATTCATCGAGAGTAGTGTACATAGCCTCAGATTTGGATTATAGGGATTTTGTAAATTCAGGATCGTATGTATATGGAGATCCAGACAAAGTTACAATGGACAGTAACGGAAAAGGAATAGCAATAAGTAACGATGGCAGAGTAATATTATTTAGTGGAGATTCAGATATGTTGATTGTAACTCCAAACACTAACGTTACATTCTCATATACAGGAGGGGATGGAGAAACTAGATTCATGTACCAAAAGATAGAAAAGAAAAAACTATCAGGATTAACTTCTGCAATTGGACACGAATTCATTGGAAACCTTGGAGAATATCTAGTGTGGATGGACCAAAAAAACAGATTAAGGGCATTAGGGACATTCTCAAATGTAGATGCAATAAAACCGATATCATTATCAATATCAGTACAAAATGAACTAACAGAAGATGATTTTACTGGAGGACACTTGAGAGTGATACAAGACAATGATGGAGAAACTGTATACATATCAGCACCAGTAGTAGGTCGAGATTGGATGTACCAAATAAGGGACAGTTTAGACGAAAATGGGCAGGTTGTGACGGAAAGGCTATGGCAACCACCACAAATACGAGGAATAGCCCGTTTTGCCGTGATTAGTGGGATTATATACGGACATTCAAACGTAAATCCGCAACTTTATCAGGTATGGGATACAAGTCAGTGGAATGACGATGATACGTCAGACAACACAATACCTTTTACTGCGGTGGCTAAATTCTCATACGATAATGTAGGAAAAGCACAATTATTAAAAAACTTTGATAGAATATATACAGAGGGTTTTAAAACTAGTGTAAAGTTGATATTAAATCTATACTTTGATTATCAAGGTTCATCTGGAGCAAGAGAGTTAATTGTGGATAGCTCCGATTCATTAGCTCAAACTTTCACAGGAATAATTCCACCATCAATGGGAGATTCATCAATTGGGGATAATCCATTGGGAGATGGAATATTCCCAGAGGGCGGAGATCGTGATTTATTGGCAAAGTTTAGAGCAATAAATGATGTGGATGAGGTTGATTGCTTTGAATACTGTCTAGAATATTATTCAGTAGATGAAGATGCACGATGGGAATTATTAAGGATAGGTACAAATGCTACCGAATCGAAAGCTAAACCAACTTTTATAAGAAAATAATTAAAATAATATGGAATTACTAGCAAAAAAGTTTATAGGAATATTACTAGCACCACTTTTCATAGCGGCACAATGGGTAGGATATTTACCTAATCAAGATTTAGATATAACACCAGTAATAAAAGATCAAGTGCAACAAGCTGTAGAAGAACAAAATCTTGGAGCATTCAGTGTAACAGGAGGTGGAACATATAGAATACGTTCATCAATAGGGACAACAAATACGACAATCAATCTAGTATCTTTCAAAGAACCGGTATCAAATACTCCATACACAATGGCGTATATAAATTCATCGGTTGTATATGGTACTCTATCTCCACAAACAACTCGTTCAGAATTTATATCGTTCACAGGGATAACACAAAATGCAGATGGAACAGCACAATTGACAGGAGTGTCAAGAGGACTATCAAGGACACCACAAGGAAATGGATGTACAGAATCAGCTACATTTGCACAAAAACATGGAGGTCAATCAGTTTTCATATTATCTGATTCACCTTGTTTATTTGCAGAATATGCAGTGAAAAATAATGACGAAACAATCACAGGATCATGGACAGTACCGACTCCAACTGCAAGTGGAAATCCAACAAACAAATCATATGTTGATGCATTGGTTAATGGTGGAACTGTATCGACTGACTCAGTTATTGTCGCAGCAACAGCAGGAACAACTATAACAAGCGGACAACTTGTTTATTTTAATAGATACGAAGCTGAATGGGGATTGGCAGATGCAGACACATCATCAACAACGAATGGTGTGATGCTCGGAGTTGCTCAAGGTGCAGGTTCGGATGGTTCAGGGATAAATGGTGGAGTATTGTTAAAAGGATTAGATACGACTAATACAGGGGGGACTAATGGACAAGTAATATATATTTCAGGGACAGCCGGTGCAACTTCAACATCGGCAGGAACAGTTGAAAGGGCGGTAGGTATAATAAAATCAAATACTTCATTTTATTTTGATCCAGTATTTTCAGTACCAAACTTGAAAATATCAAATGGCAAGATTGAAGATAACCTGATATCAACAACTACATTAGGATTAGACTCATTCGGTGGAAACGGAGCAGATGGTGCATTATCATGTTCATCAGGGACAACTTATGTAGATTTAGAAAGTGCAACAACTACAGTAAAGGAATATTCGAGCATTTCAATCACAGGAACGTGTGCAATTGGGTTTATTAACGCTGCGACAAATGGAACAGCTACAACAGG